TGGATGAGCCAAGCCGACGCCAGAACGTGCGATATCCAAACTCACCAATCTTGCCCATGCTAGTCCAACGCTCACTTGACCAAGTATGACCGCCATCGTCGCTCCAGCGCAGCATGACTTGCGGGTCATAGCCTGGTGTGGCTGGGAATGACTCGGTGACAATCTCAGCGCCATCAATGTCTGGGCCAGAGTAGGCAAAGGTCACTAGGTACTCACCCGGCAGGCCCAAGGATGATTCGGTGATGATCTCAAGGCCCGACTCGGTTGCCAAATACTGCCAATCAAACTCAGCAATCAGTTGATAGCTTGGCCCGGCTGGTGGGACGTTTGCCGACTCAGTAAGGATGCCGTCAGCAGTTTGCTCTGGCGTAACGCCCAGCCCAACGCCTGTCTCAGCGTCAAGCTGCAAGGTATGGTGTGCCACTCGCTTGAGGTTGTTCTGACCTGACGGCAAGCCTCTCCAAGAACGCAACCACTTTTGGATGCCGCCGTTGTCAGCGTACACATCCAAGTCAAAAGCGTAGATGTTGCCGTTAACGTAGTCGCCCACCACAATTTGGCTGTTAAACGCCATCTGGCAGTTTGACCTGTGGCGCATAAACAGGCCGTTGTCAAACCCAGCCCGTTCGTGCCACGCCTGGGTAGACACATCGTAGACCCAAGTGGCGTTGCCGGTGGGGAATGTCAAAACGTAGAAAGCATGGCCTTCTTGCTGGTAGGTGTAGGCAATGGCGTCAGAAATGTCGCCGTATTGGGCAATGGCGTACTCAATGGCATGGGTGCTAACCCGAGTGCCGGTATAGCCATTGGCCCGGTAAACGATGCCTTGGCCTCGCGCATCTGCGCCTAGCCAGAAAATGCCGTTGTCCAGCTTGGCAACAGAAAAAGCCGCAGCGCAGCCAATTTCATTGAACGCGCCTTGGATGCGGGTCATGGGAAAGTCGGCAGCGCCAGAGTCGTACCAGATCTCAACTGAGTTAGTGCCAAACAGCCAAATCTGCCCGTGGTCAATAATCATGCTGACCAAGCCGTCAGGTGAACCCTCGGCACTGGCAAAGTCGAGCGGGTCAACGGATGAGCCGTCCAACAGTTGCGTTACCCAGAATATCTGGCTGTCAGGCTGAATAAAAACAAAGTAGCCATCCAAGTAGCCAACGATCAATGCGCCAGCAAAGTCAACGTCTGTGATCTGGGCAAAGACTGCCGTGCTGCTGTTGTAGATGTAACCCGGCCCGTTGGCTGCAATGAACAACTGAGTGCCGTTGTCGCTCATGCTGACCGGGCCAGTGCCTGCTACCGTGCCGCGCAAGGTGGCTACATAGGCCGTGGTGAAGCTGTAGAGTTCAGTACCACTAACCACATAGGCAACGCCGTTAAACGTCCACAAGCCCCGTATTGGCCCTGTCCCAACCGTCACCAGCAAGTCAAGCCCTGGCGCCCGGTTCAGAAACCCGCCTGTCTGCCCTCCGTCTGGGATAATTTCTGGGAACAGGTTGACCATCCTGTTATCCGCAGCGTTAACGCTACGGGCAACATAGGCCGAACCAAGAATGGGCGATTTCATTACGCAGCTACAGCTTTAATCACTGCAAAGTTGAAAACTGGTTGCTCAGTTGTTGTACCAACAAGTGAAAAGAATGAAACTCGGAAACTACCTGCTGCCACTGCGGTAATGGCTATTTCATATAAATCAGTGCCTGATTTTTGATTGATAATAATTACATCGGTTGCGGCAACTGTGCTATTTGTAACTGTAAAAGATGCAAGAGTAGGTGATCCTGCTGCACTCACCAAAGTGATAGACCCGGTTGTTTTGTCCAGCGTCACGCCTGTAGTGCGGCTGGTTATTTGAGTTACAGCACCACCAGCGCCAGTTGCATACCCTACGCCTGCCGTGCCAGAGGATGTGACTGCACCAGTTGCTGCCAAGCTAGTCCCGGTGGCTGCACCGATTACAGGTGTGACCATGACCATGCTAGTGCTGGTACAGGCGCTGATGTTGCCACTGGCAACCGTCCCCAAAACTGGCGTTACCAATGCAGGGCTGGTAAACAGCAAGGTCTTGCTGATGCTCTTGGTTGTGCCAGCTTGGACAAACGGAACAATGTCAGCAGCGTTGATGACGGTAGCAACGGGCAAACCAGAAATGGCAACGGTAGTCATGATTAAAAATTCCCCGCGTAAATGTTATATCGTTGACGATTAGCGACTATGCCGTAGGGCATTGCCATTACATCGTCAGGGTTGTTGATGCGCTTGATGTTGCGCTTGGAGGTCATAGCAATGCGAGAAACTTGGGGGCTTGGCTCAACGCCAAACTCAGCGGCAATCTCACAGGCTAGGTTGAACCTAAAGGCTCGCAGGTAGCCTGGTGGGAAGGACAGCGTAGTCGCCAGTACCGCTGGCTGCGTCAATTCTTCCACCGACACGATGTGCCATTGCAGCGGCGCAGTAGGCACAGGGTACACCGTCATCGTAATGTCGGGGTAGCCCATGTTGACGTACAGCACCTGTGGGTAGGTGCTGGTTGTGTTCTTGACAGCAATGCCGTTGTACTGCTGCTCGTTGATTATTTTGATGCCATACGAAGTACCGTTTGAGGTATCTTTAAAGTAGGTGGCATCGTCAACCAAAACAGGTCGGTTGCCAACAAAATTACCTGTTGGCCCTAACGTGCGTGTAGCTTGATTTACAGGCCAAGTGAACACTTGGTCTTGCGTTGTGAACACCGACAAACGCTCAGTGTTCCATGAGTCAATCATCTGATTCATCGCTGACAGTGCGTCAGCAGACGTAGCGGCTGAAGGTGTCTCAGCCTCTGCCAACATCCCAATCAGGCGTAACGCCCCGTTTATCTGGTCGCCAGCAGATGTGGTCATACCTATGCTCCTACGTCAACAACCTCAACTCGGGGCGGCCTGCCACGGGGACGTTTCATTTCGTTCACCGTGACAGGCTCTTCATCTACATCAAACCTCACCCAGCCGTTCTTTTCGTCATAAACGGCCTCTGCTTCCATGCAAGCGACTTTCGTCCCATGCACGGGGTGACGTAGGTAGATGACTGCCATTTAGCTGATCCGATACACGTTGTAGGTGGCAGTACCGGTTTTGTAGAACAGCAACTCGCCAGCACCGCAAGGCGAAGTAGACGCCACCGCAGTGATTGCAAAAGTCATCGTTCCAACCAGAGTAATACCAGTTCCTGCCACGATTGTCACAACACCGCTGGATGTACCAAGGTTCACAATTGCCAACCGGAAACTAGACCCAACCTTTGCGTTGGTAAGTGTTGCATCAAGCAACGCTCCGGTAGGCAAGGTGTAGCTAACTGCGCCCGTTCCAGCGGTTGCAACCAGCACAGTGTTTGTGACTTGCGCCACGCTCAATGTTGCGGTTGTAGTTGCTGCTTGGGGCGTGATTGACGTAATGTCAATTTCACTAAGATTGCCGTCACCAAATTGGTAACCGCCGCCGACTGATGGGAGTGCCATGATAATTTCCTTTCAAATGAGTTAAATCAACCCCACAGACGGCAAGCCATCGGAGGACGAATAGTGCTGAAACCGTACAGTACGTCAATACGGCAAGGCATACGGTCGTTGTTGATGTCGTAATCACGGATGATACGCAAACTGATACCGTTATGAACCGCACGCGCAGCCATATCTACCCCGGTTGGCAAGACCAAATCTGCCGTAGCAAATGTGATTGCGTCCTTGTGGTAAATCAGGTTTTGCGGATAGGCAGTAGATGCTGTACCAACAAAGGTCACGGCAGCGTTGTCAGCGGGGAAGCTGTCAACGGTAGCCAGGGCGTTTGTGCTGGTATAGATTGCCGGGCTGATTGCCATGTTTGCCAAAGCATTACCGGCGCCAGTTTGTGCGGCGGTTACAACGAATTGCTGTAGCGAACCAGTTGACTCACGGGTCTGTGGGTTAACTGCAAACACGCCTGCAATCGTAAACACATCACCAGCAGTCACTGTGTCAGTCGCACCAGTAAGGCCGTCAATGCTGATAGTCGATTGGCCTTGGGTGCTAACAGCACCGTTAACCAAAATCGTACCGGCACGGGAACCAGTGGTGTGAACCTTGATGGATTGGCTCATGTTGATTTCGTCAAACCCAAGCACACCAGTACCCATCATGCCGTTCTTAAACTGCTTGCTAATGGTGTCGGTGGGGTTGAAGAAACCAGACAGGCCGTTGACCAAACCAGCGTTAGCAGCAGGGTTGACGGTAGCGTAGCGTGGAGCCATACCAGCAGCCGATTCGTTGAGTTTCTGCTGCGCTTGCAACAGAACCAAAGCGGTAGCGGGAGAAGTGCCAGGAGTGCCAACGGTATTGAAAATGGTTTTGTAGGCATTAGCAACGTCAGCGTCAATGCTGGAGGCCAACTGAGAGATGCGGGGCTTGAGAACCCGCTCTGCAAAGTCATCCAACTGCAAAGTCAACTCAGCGGTAGTGAAGTTCACACCGATGTGCTTCTGACTTGCCACGGTCAGGGTGGTGCTTTGCTCGGCATCGTCCTGCACTTGCAGGGCTGCACCGTCAGTCACCAGAGCGCGATCAGGCAGGCGAATACGCAGAGTAGAGCCGATTTTTGCACCGCTAACAGCAAAGCTGTCATCGTACTGTCGGTTTACGTTGCGGGTGATTACCAGGTTGTTCTCAAGAATCTCAAGAGCCTTCCGAGTAATCATGTCAATGGTAAGAATACTGTTAGCCACGATTTTTCCTTAGAAAATAAATTAAAACTTTCGCGCCTGCAACGCTTTCATTTGTCGCGCTCTGTCGGCCTCAATCCACTGGCTGGTACTCATGGTCTTGATAGACCGTGGGTCAGTTGTGTCGAAAGACCCAGAACCCACCCCTCGGGCGGTGACTGGTGAAATCGGCTCAGGCGCACCAGAAGTACGCTTTTGAACGGGGTTCTCGGCTAACTTAGCCTCAAGTCGTCCAATCTCTTTAGCCTGCAAAATAGGCGCTAGTCGAGAAATACGATCTGCCTCTTTCGGATTTGAGCCAAGGTGATAAACCAAGTCAGGCCCAATTTCCGACGATTGAATCGTCTGTGCCATCACGGTTGTAATCTTGAGGCTGGGGTTGTAGGCAACTTGTTCAAAGTCGCTGTACTTAGACCTAGCCGTTTCTTCACGCTCGTGATACCCGTCAAGAATCTCAGCTTGCTGTTTTTGGAGTTCCCGCTGCTCAATCAGTTTGTAAGCCTTGGCCTCTGCGTAAGCATCGACCGACTCAAACTGATCTTGCGGGGGTAAGTCCACTGCCACTGCTGGCGCAGGCTGTCGCTCTCGTTCCCACTTTCGCTGCTCTCTTGCGAGGCGTTTACCAATAGCGGCGTCAAGTTCCTCTTGCGAGAATGTCTTAGCTGCTACTTCCGGCGTTTCAACTACAGGTTCTGGAGTAACCGCCGTGGTTTCCAGTTCCGGCGCGGGGGCTAATTCCGCTACTTGCTCTACGTCTGACATTTTTGAATCCTAAGATTCCCTGGTCATTGGGCCAGTACAAATATTATAGTCCTTGTCCAGGTGTGACGTAAAGAACACAAGAAGACGCCGCAGTTGCGGTGAAGAATGAGGTTGGCGGGAAGTTGAACACTTCCACAGCGCCAGCCACAATCGGTACGGCATTACCCGTGGTGGTGACCGCTGCGGAGTTTGTGCCTGCAATTGCAGCCGTTGCGCCGACGCCTAAGAAAGCCGTTACCGACCCCACATTGACCACTCGGTACTGGTTGGTGGGCGGTGTGACTGCTGTAAAAGTCGGCAGAATCTGCACGGCTGTTGGGGCGCTTGAATTAGCGGTAATCACAACGGTTGGTCCGTTTGGAAAAAATGCGGATTGTTCGTTAGCCATGTTTGTCTTTCAAGGTTGTTCAGCGGCTCGTGCCTCAACTTCATACGGATTCATTTTATAGCCATAGCGCAGCAGCCACCAGGTGTACTTAATGGCGTACAACACTTTGCCATCCCGCCGCATCTGCTCCAAGTGCGTCATTTCATGCCTGATCAAGGCGTTGTTCAGTTCATAGCCTGGGGCCATGTAAATGACGTTCCAAAAGCTAGTCCAACCCTGAAAGCCACAGACTTTCATGTAGAGCAGGATTGGGCCAGAGGCAGTGCGGATCATGGTGTGGCAGCAGCCTTGTACGCAGTCACCACAGCAGCCGTATGCGTTGCTTTGCAGATAGCCTTCACACGGGCATCCTCTGCGCTGTAGTCATCACCAGGGACGACAATGTGGCGCTGGAATGAGCCGCTGATCTGAGTGCCATTTTCCGTAACAGCAGTCTTGGTGCGTACTTGCACAGTGCCGTTTTCAATGACTTCAATCAAATCAACAGAGATAACTTTTTCTAACATGATGCTTTCCTTATTTGATAGAACGTGAAACTTCGGAATAGTAGGCTGGGCTTAACCCAGGTGCAGCCCCAGAGCCAATAAATGTAATTACAGAATTAGTCGTTGGTGTCACATTTGTACTACCTTGCAGCTTTAATGTTCCGCTATTTACTAACGTAGTGTTCCCATCACTAAAATACAAAATAACTTGTTGACCAACCAATCCATTTGTTAAACCAGTTACATTTTGCGCTGATGAATTTTCAACATTAATCCACGTTTCGTTTGTTACACTTATAGTTGCGCCAGCATTTGTTGATACTGCGTATTTAGCTAACGATAACGCACCATAGTCTATGGAGGCTTGTGTAACATAATTTACAGAGTAATTTCGTGTGATGGCTTGAGTAATCGCGCCAGTACCAATAATTCCATAGCCAGTGTTAAATGCAACAGAATCAAAAATATCCTTCATTATTCCGTATGTTGCCATTGGGCTTACAGTAATATTTCCTCCAAAAAACCCACCGTATACCAAAACGGGCTGCTGGCAATTTAAATTCATTCCAGAATTGGTTGAATTTATAGTTGCGTTAATAATAGTTATTGGGTAATAACTAGTAACTCCTGAAATTCCAGCTTGCGTTAAGAAAGGTACATTCGTTGTTCCTTCGTTATATGTATTAATAACTGTAAAAGGTTGGGTTACGGAATCTACTCTAATCATTGCTGTAGTAGCAGAGAAAAAACTGCAATCGTAAAAACTACATGACCCAGCGCCAAATTGAGCAAGATAAACACCTTGCGAAAACAAACAAGTTTTATAGGTAATCATAAACGCATTTGTATTTGCGTTGCGGATAACTGCAGCGGCTTGATTTGCGCCAGTTTGATTATGCCCAGTAGTTAAACGGCAATGAGTAAACGTAGTGTTATCTACTTGTATTGAACTACCCGTTGCGTAATGATGAATAAACCCTGTAGTAGGTGTGCATCCATAAAATTCGCAGTTGCGAATGTTTAGTTCAGTGACCGTAGCAACGCCGGGGAAAAGCCAAACACTATCAGAAAATCCACCGCCATCAAAAGCAATATTTGCTATTTGCAGGTAATAAACGCCGCTAAGAGTTACAAAACCAGAACTTGCGGAACGCGCTTTAATTGTAGCTACGGGAACGCCAAAAAAACCAGCCGACGCCGGGGGCGGTGAAGAGGGGTTATATGATTCACCTTCTAGCACTAGTCCAGCATTACTTGAACTAAAAGTAAATGGGTCAACTAAATACGTTCCCGCAGGAATAACGCCTTTAAAACCTTTAGTTGAGCAATCTGCTAAAAAAGTAGTCCAAGCGGACGTGTCATCTGCTACACCATCGCCTACCGCGCCGTAGTCCTTTAGATTAAGAACTGGTGCATCCACCATTGAGTAAGTTACTTTAGTTAAAGACATTTTGATTTCCTTTGGTTAAGTACCCGATTTGATAATTAAACAAAGAAAGTGGCGGTTATTAAGTAGGTGTGCGTATTCACAAGTGCTACGGCAAATCTCATTGAATCTCCATAGAGTTCAACAAACCCGTTAAAGGTGGCTTCGTTGGAAATATTTTTTCCCGGAATTGCAAAGGCATTTCCTGGAGATGCTAAAAACGGCAAACTAGATATTTGGAAGCCATCTGCGGCGGTTCCAATAGTATCTATTCTAAATTTCACTTGCATAAAAACAGCCCTACCTATCTTTGTATAGGTCTGGGAATTGATTGTTGTGGCTGTAAAAGTTCCCGTAAGGGCAGTAATTGTTACGGCGCAAGTTCCCTCTTCATAATCAGCCAACAACTCGCTTGTGCCTGTGCCTGATGTAACAGAAAAGTCAATGCCTTTGCCTGCCGTGCCAATGACTAAGTTGCCTGTGGACAGGGAAACATCACCAGACAGTGTTGGCGTGGCAGACAGCACCGTGTTGCCCGTACCTGTGCTGGTGGTCACGCCTGTACCTCCGTTGACAACTGGCAAGACACCTGTAATCCTGCTGGCGCTGATAACTGAATTTGCTACTTTTAACATGGCGATTCCTAGCTGTAAACAACTTCAATGATGGATGTATCTGGCGGTGCTTCGCTGAAGGTTACCGTACCGCTGGTTACGGTGTAAGTGTTACGGTTCTGGTACACACCGTTAATGTAGATGGCAGTGAAACCATCGTCTACCGCAAAGGCAGTTGTTGTCCCATCACCATTAAGATCGGTAACTGGTAAATTGCTGCCATTGGTTGAAATATTGTCAACCGTCCAAATCAACACGCCTGCGCTGGTGTACAAGGCAAACTTATATACGTCCCCACTGAGCCACACATTGGCCTCGCCACGGCTGTCTAGGACAATGGGGTTGGTGTTGGCACTGACGCCAGTAGAGTCGGTGTAGGTCGCTAGTGGCGTGGTTGAGCCAGCCTCGTAGGTGTACAGCAGCCCACCAACCAGAGGTGCGCCGTTGGCATCAAAGAATTGCAGCTTGGGCGTGGGGGATAGTGATGTGGTAGCCATATTACATACCTTGGTTTGGTGGCGGCATCATTTCAGGCGGCATCATTTGGCCCATCTGGTCTTGGCCCATCATCATTTGGTCTTGCGGCATCGAACTCATCAGGTCACCGCTGGTTATCATGCCTTGCACAGTACCCAGCACAATCTCTTGTATCTGGTCAGGCGTCATGGCAGCAGCCATTGCGGTCATGCGTTTGGTTTCTACATCGTAGGCTTTGACCTCCGAGTCAAACCGTTTGATCTCCAAAGTCTGCGCTTCCATTGACTCTTGGACGTTTTGCAGCATTTCCTGCATCTGCTGCATTTCCTGCCCCATAGCTTGCATCTGCATATTGGCAGCTTGCAAGGCCGGGTCTTCATCGTCGCTCAACAGTTTGGGGTCAATGGTCTTAGCCAGGCGTTTAGCCAACTCATCGGCCCCAGGCCAATCCATTGCTTTGACAAACAAGTCGCCTGCGATCTGCATGAGCGCAGGGTTGCCTTGCAGCAATTGGGCCATTTCTTCGCGTGTCTCTTGGCGTCTGGTGCTGTAGCTGGGGCCGGTGGTCACCACCACATCGTACTTGCCGACGTTGGGGTTGTAGATTTTGTCAATCTCAATACCTTCTTGATTGACAATCTTCTTGACCGGCATCTCTTGCGACGGGTCAATCTTCGCCATCTCAGTGTCGCCATCCTCACCAATGATTCGGGCGATACGTTGGGTGTCGTAGATTTTGGGGATCATGTCCACCAGTTGCCGGGTCACATAGCGAATGGCACGGGCTAGGTTGTCAACATAGTGGTAAGTACCAACGTCACCCTCGCGCTGACGCGCCAGAATAGCCTTGCCGCTGCGCTCGTTGCCGCCCATGCCCAGACTAGCGTTGTACTGTCCAGTGGCAGCTTTAATGTCCTCAGATGCCCCTGATTTGGCTTGCAAAAGGCCAGTAGAGGCCATCGGGGGCTGTGCGCGTTGGGGCAGTGGCAGAGTAGCGCCAGCACCATCAGTCACATCTGGGTTGACCTCCAGATACGGCCAGTTGGTCGTATTGGCAGTCTTCCACTGGGTTTCGTACCCTTCAAACTGCCCACCGTAGCCAATAAACGGAGCCTTGGGCGCCAGGGCCAGCATTTCGGCTTCTTGACTTACCCAGTAGTTGTACATCCGCTGGGCGTCCTTGGCGTTTCGCACCAGGCCAGAGACATAAATCTGCCCGTTGACCTCAAACTCATTGCCAACCACCCGCACAATTGGAATATATTTACCCGCCCAATCGCGCTTCTCCAGCACCTCGTAGCCGTTGCTCTTGACCCAGCAAACCTTTTCCCGCTGCGAAATCCGAGTTTTCAGCGGCTTGCCGTAGAGCATCTTCAGTTGCTTGTCATCAGGCGTGTTGTTGAACGCCGTGATGTTGTTGGGGTACAAGTTAAGCGTTTCGGCTTTGTACTCTCGATAGAAGTATTCTGCAATCCGCACTGTATCGTCGCGCAGCCATTGCTGTAGGTCTTGGTCGCCAATTCCAAGGGACTGCAAGCTGCTGATAGGCGCAGCGTTGGGGTATAGGCGCTCGTACTCGTCCTTGGGTACATCATCCGTGACAAAGCACCACCGGGCATCCGCACCGCATGGGTCTTGAATTGCAGGATCCATGTAGACCGAGAATGAGTTGCGAATCCGCCCAATCTTCAACTCTTGGTCAAAGCTGTTCTCGTCGCAGTATTCAGTTAGTACCCGAATGTAGCCTTCGCCATAGGTAACTTGATTCTCGCAGGCAGTCGCGTAGGCAATGTCAGCGTCACTGATGTACTCAATGTGCCGCACAATGCCGTTAAATATCTCCGCCATCTCAGGGTCAGCAACATCATCCGCAGGTATCACTTTGCCGCTGGGCTTGTTGTACCGCTGGTCATTGGTGACTTGCCGAACGTGCTGCGGCAACTTGTTAATAGTCAGGCAGGGACGGGCGTTGATGGTCTGCCCCTGGACGGCCCCACGAGTCGCCAGTACGTCAGCAGGCCATTGCCACTGGTTGTCTGGACTACCCGCCATAAACCGCAGGTCATCCAGTTCATTGTTGCGTGAGTCGCTAAAGGCATCTATTGCCATCGTCATGCGCGAACGCATGGTGGAGAGCATATCGCCGTACTCTTTGTCGTCGTCGCCCCCACCAACATCGGCAACCTTGCCAACCTTGTTAATGCCGGTGTAGTCAGCCATTATTTTTTCTTCTCCGCTTGCTTCTTAACAGAATAAGCTATCGCCACGGCCTGCTTCACCGGCTTGCCAGCCTTGACTTCGGCCCTGATGTTGGCCTTGAACGCCGCAGGCGTAGGTGACTTTTTGAGTGGCATTACTTCTTTTTCGCCGTCTTGGCTGAATTTATAAAGTCCTGCTTGCTAGGCGCTGCCTTGCTGCCGACTTTGTTCATCTTCTCGCCAGAGCCAGCCTTGATACGGTCTTGCTTGGCGTTAATGTTGGCATAGAGGCCAGGTTTGGTAGCCATTATTTCTTCCTCGCCATAGGTTTGTGAACGCCAGATTCCATCTTCTTTTCCATGGCGGCATAGGCTTTTTTGGTTGGAGCCATTTTCTTTTCAGCAGCCTCCATCTTTTTGGACTCGCCTTTGCCAAACGGATTCATTTTCTTTGTAGCCATGATTAGCACTTCCATCGTTTAAGGGCTGCTTTAGCGCGTTCGCCATCCTTGGCGTTGGCCGCTACTGCGCCCATTCTTGCACAAAATGAATCCTTGCGGCCCTGATCTGCCTTGGTCTTGGGGTTCGGGGCAGGAGCCTTCAAGTTAGAGCCAGTGGCTGCATTGTAGACAGCCCTGCCCTTGGCAGTCAAACCAGCGCCCTGGGACACCGGCAGCTTCTCGCCACGCCCAACTGATAGAGATACGCTTTTTTTAGTAGCCATCAACTTCCCATCCATCCAGTAGACACCGCCGAGTAATCCGAGTACCTGCGTGGCGCTGCTTCACGGTACTCCCGATGCGCCACAGGAAAAGCAAACGTCACACAGATCGCATCCGCAGCATCTGGACTAGCTAAACCTCGGGCTTTCATCTCTTTCTTGCTCTCCAAGAAGATCGTACCCCGTGAATCAGGCTTCATCAAGGGCGAAATAAGGTCTGTCTTCAAAAACCTATCGTGCGGAATACTAGCAGATTTCAACCAATCTTTCATATCCCCCCACATCTGCGCCCTCATATTTCCGTACATGATCGGGTTTTTGGCCTTGTTTCCAAAGTTCACCCCCTTAATCTTGTACCGCTGCTCCTTGAGCCTATCCACAATCCCCGCCCCCAGCCCACCCTCATCTATTACCACCATTGCAGGCTTGTACTCTTCCATCGCCTCAATGATATGCCCCACCACCGTCATGGTGTCATCGCCCCTGTACTTCTTAATCGCCACAATATCTCGCCCCTGCCGCACCGCAATCACCGTCGCATCCGCCCCAAACCGCGCAGGGTCCACACCAATGATGATAGGTGCGCTCGCATCCTTGTACTTCGGCCTTTTCATGGCCTCATCCACCACATCTGACGGTATAAACTGGTCATCTCCCGCCCGTGGGAACTCACCATACACCTCAACGTGCGACTGTGCGCTGTCCGGCCCGTACTCCGCAATGATTCGCTCATAAACCTGCTTGTCCGTCCCCTCCACCGTCCGCGCATCCACCACCTTAGTCGCCCAAAAGTCTCTTTTTGAGTTAAAGCACTCGTAAAAGTACCCCGTGTTGCGCCGTGGGTTCGAAAACGCCAGCCAGAAACGATTCGGCGTGTTTTCCGTAAAGAATCCACCCGTCACCGCCCAGATGCTGTCATCAATACCGCTGGCCTCGTCAAATATCACCAGCACACCATCAAAATTATGCACACCAGCATAGGCATCCGGGTTCTCAGCACTCCAAAGCCGACCCTCCACCGCCCAATAGCGCGTACCCTTCTTCAAATCACTCTCCACCAAGTCAGTCAACCACTTTGCAGGCGCTACTTTGGTTGCACTTACCTCAAACCAGTGCGAGTTCAACCCCATAGCCAGCCACTTGGTAATCTCAGCCCAGGTAATTGACCGTAACTGGTTCTCCGAGTTCGCCGAAATGATGGTTGTGCTGCCAATCCTTGTTGACACCATCCATATAGTCAGCCATGACACCAATGCCGACTTACCAATACCCCGGCCAGAAGATATAGCCTCTTGCAATACGCTGTACATTGCTTCTTCATTATTGCTAATATTTTTATTCTCAGCAATATGATTAGTAATATCTTGCAATACCTCCCTCTGCCATTTTCTTGGTCCAGAGAAATGCTCCAGTGGAGTATTCTTAACCCCCCAAGGAAATACATACTTAACAAACGCCAGTGGATTATCTTTTAATGCTGGACTCCATAGTATTGCCATTAACTCTTGTTCGTCTTCTGGTTTGTATATAGTTGTTTGCATGGTGATGGGTATGTTAGTAAAGTCGCAAGGATTGGATAATATATTAAAAAAAATAAATTGTTTACGAGTCCTCCGTAGCCGTGACCGTTGGCGCTCGGCCCTGCCCACCCCTACTCGTCGGCGTTTTGGCTCTGCACAGTTTGCACAGTGGATGCACTGATGCGCGGTGTAACGTCCACAACGTCCAATAGGCGTGCCTGGGCAGCGGCCAGCGCTCCACTGATGCTGATGCGGGTATCACTCACGCTAACGTCTAACCTATCGCCATAGACCTTTGGGGCGAGCTTGCTGGCTCTCCAGCGCATCGAATCAAGCACAACCCTAGCTGCATGGGAATCCATGGTTCCGGCGCTCACAGCCTCTTCTACGGCCTCCATGCGGTCAAAGAGAGTGTCAGCTTGGGCAGTCCGAGCGCGCGCGTACCTGACGGCAAACTGGCCGTCCGAAACGATCCACCGTTGAACCGTCCTGAAATTCGGCATTCCCTCATCACCACAGACTTGGCGCAAAGAACGGCCAGTCTGAATTTCAGTGATCACCTTTTCCTGTATCTCTGTAACTTCATCTGTCGCATATGCCATGTTAGTGCCTCCTAACTTAATTTACTGACCACCTAGTCAGCAATGCACCATTTTATCCACAATGGTCTTACACAAATACACACTCCTTAAGGAGTGTGTGTATGTTGTGTAAGGGTATACCCTTGTTTTGTCAGAATCTTACACAATGCACAGTGCATACATTGTGCAAGAAATGTAAGGGTAAACCCTAACACCCATACTGTACAAACGATCAGTGCCAAACATAGGGTTTGTCCTAAGTAGACTGTAATAAAATCAGTTACACTCTATCTCATGGCAAAGACGCCATGCGCTACCAGGAGAACGACAATGACTAAATTTCAAACCCGCGAAGTACAGAAAACCCTTCAACATGGTGCAATCTTAGGGCTCGACTATGTTGCGCGCAGCTTGTCAGCCTTGCATCGTTGTTCTATGTCAGACAAGGCAAAACGCGAGATAGCGGAGATAGCCATTCGCCATCGTGCGCACCTCAGCGCCGAATGGATTGTTTGACCCCACACTCTAAGCCCATGCCGTGGGCTTAGGGATGGCGTTAGACCATCACCAACCAACCAACCAACCTAGGATAACTATGAAGCACACCCAGATAGCAACGGCAGTCAAAATCAGCGTAACGTCCAAGCTGGACGGCATACGCTCATGGTCGTTGCAAGCGCTTGACACCTGCCCGGGCAGCATTGAAAGCCCGGGGGTGTTAGTCGATGCTTGCAAAGGCTGTTACGCCACACAAGGCAATTATCGATTTGCAAATGTAAAGGCACCACGCGAATTTAATCGCACCGATTGGGAGCGTATGGAATGGGTTGACGATATGGTTTATGAGTTGACCAATGATGAATACTTTCGCTGGTTTGATAGTGGTGATATGTATTCTTTGGCGCTCGCGGAAAAAATCTGCGAAGTGATGCGTCGGACACCATGGGTTAAACACTGGTTGCCAACCAGAATGCATAAATTCCCTAAATTCCAATTGGTACTGCGTGAGATGTCGCAGCTTGACAATGTAATGGTTCGCCCATCGTCCGATTCAATTATCGGCGTATTTATTCCCGGCCTACACGGTTCGGTTATCGTTCCCGATTCTCGAGTTAATCCTGAAATGGTCACATTGTGCAGAGCATATGAGCATGAGGGTAAATGTTCTGGTTGCCGTGCGTGTTATTCCAAAGATATCCCTGTAATAGCATATCCTGCCCATGGTAAGACCATGGCAAAGGTTATTCGGATTAAGGTTGCTACCGCCTAAGAATGCACTCTCTAAACCCATATTGTGGGTTTAGGGGTCTGCATTTTTAGACCATATTGGCATCTAAACCTTGTCGGGTATAGGTTTCTAGCTATCATTTTAGGAGTAAATCAAATGACAGATTATGACCTCGGATATGAACACGGCTTCAACTCACGTAAAGCCACTCCCGGTATCGAAAAGTATCCCCTGAATGCTAACTATGCTGCCGGGTTCGATGATGGTGATCACGCTCGGGTTTATGAACCCGTCTACAGTGAACCCGAATACATGGGCTCCAATGACATGGCGGACGGTTACCTATGAAAGCTTTCCTTTGGACTATCACGCAAGCCCTACTTGGCGCTGCCGTTTGGGGTGGCCCGTTCATTTACTATTTTTGGAGTATGAAACCATGATGCCTGATGACGATTACCTAGACGACGCCAGGGACGAAGCCCGATTGATGGCCGACGATGAACCCGACTCAGAGCCCGGCATATGCCCGGCCTGTAACGGCAGTGGAGAAGGCCAGCATGAGGGTACAACGTGCTACCAATGCAAAGGGGCAGGCGAATGCTAGACCACGACATTACCGAGAAAATCCACCACCTGATGCACCTGTACGCATGGTGCCACCAAGAGGCGATGGAATACCTGTACTACGAGCCATATGACCCTATAGACTGGCTTGATACCAGGTGGGAGGGTGAACCATGCTGATGGCCGCTATCTTTGCTGCCCTGCTGGCGCTGCTGCTGAACCTGTAACGATTCCTGAAACGATTAGCCCCTTTACTGGGGCTTTTTTACGCTCTCAATCTGGCGCTTCGCATCCTCGAAACCATGCCCCACGATAACCCGGTGGCCTATGCTCTCCAGGTACGCTATCCAATCCCTTTGTACTGGCGAAACGATACCGCCCGACTCGCGTTTCATTTCAATCCACAATGACCACTCAGGGACAAAAAGATCAGGCACCCCAGGGGTTACCCCTTCGGCCTTCAATTTGGCACCCTGTACGCCCGATCTAGCGCCCCCGTTGGGCACTGCAAAGACCCTCACGTCCGGGTAAGTGCGACGAAACCATGCCACTAGGCGCACCTGTTGGAGATGTTCGGATTCCATACTAAAAGGGGATTTCCCAGACCCACAACGCGCAGCCCCCAGGCTCGGATGCGAACTCAGGCGGTGGTGGCTCGCCAAACTCGGCGCATATCCCATCGGGGCGGTAATGGTCGCAGGTGTGGCAAACCCTCGGCGGTTCTGCTGCCAGGGTGGCTCGGTACTGGATGACGATTGGCGGCTCTGGGTGTCTCATATCCATGTCCTCTTTAATACAGTAAAGAAACGGCCTTCACGCTTAAATTCTATTTGTGCCGGTGGCTGGCCCTCGGTCATCTGCTGGGCCATCTGATGCAGTTCAGAAACCCCATAGTCCAGCGTCACGCCTGCTCTGTGGGCTATCTCGGCCAGTAGGCGCCTGCTTTTTTCCCCGGCGTACCCTTCATGGGTGACGGCCAGATACTCGGTCACTGGCGGGTCACTCAAGCCCCCGTAGTAACTTACTGCCAACATCTCCCGGCCACTGGCTCGGCTTATGTGTTTACGCCAAGTCCAGCTACTGACTTCCAAGTCAGTACCATCCTGCCCCATGATGTCATGGTTGTGCAGGCGCAGCGCGGGTCGCTCGGGTTCGGGAAATGCCTCACCGCAGGCTGGGCATACGCGCACCGACAAGGCGCATATCTCTTGGCAATGGTCGCAGACCTTCACCGGAGCTTCGCCCTGCTTGTCTCCCTTTTTTGGCGGTGGCTTGACTGCCGTGATTGGCCCATGCTGCTCCACGACCCCGGCAAAGTCTAAGACAAGGCAGTCAGTCTTACCCGGCGCGATCCGCAGGCCACGACCCGCCATTTGGACATACAGGCCGGGACTCATAGTAGGCCGCAGCATGGCTATCAGATCAATCCCAGGCGCGTCGAAGCCAGTGGTTAACACATTGGCATTGGTCAGGGCTCGGATGCGCCCCTGCTTAAAATCGGTCAGGATGCGGTCACGCTCGACGCTCGGCGTCTCGCCGGTCACGCATTCGGTATTGATGCCTTGCGCCTGCAATGCGGTGGCAATGTGCTGGGCATGGGCCACACCGGCGCAGAAAATTAACCAAGACTTGCGCTCAGACCCCAGGCGCACGATCTCAGCGGCCACCAGTCGGTTCTTGTCGGTGGTGTCCACCGCAGCTTGCAACTCGGATTCAATGTACTCGCCGCCACGTTTGTGTACACCATCCACTTCCAGTTTGGTGGCGGTCAGCTTGCTGCGTAAAGTTGATAGAAACCCCTTATGGATCAGTTCTTCGATGCTGGTGGGTTGAATCAAGGCGCTGAAAATAGCGGGGTCATCCGTGATGTAACCGTGTCCCAAGCGGTAAGGCGAGGCGGTCAGTCCAACGATCCGCAGGTTTGGGTTAATGACCGACAGGTCATTAAGCAATGTACGATAGCCCCCTTCATCCTTGTGGCTCACCAGATGAGCCTCATCAATGATGACAATATCGCAGTGGCCGATCTGCTCGGCCTTGGTTCGCACCGACTGGATGCCTGCAAAGGTAATGGGTTCCCCCAGTTCCTTACGCTTCAACCCGGCTGAGTAGATTCCCATCGGTGCATTCGGCCAGTGCTGGCGCAGTTTCTCGGCGTTCTGCCCGATTAATTCACGGCTGTGAGTTAGCATCAGAATGCGCGTTTCCGGCCAGGATTGCAGCGCATCCTTGCACAAGGCGGCAATGATGTGGGACTTGCCTGACCCGGTTGGCAGCACCAGGCAAGGGTTGCCGGTGTTGCCTGCCTCAAACCATGCGTACAGTTGGTCGATGGTGCGGGTTTGGTAGTCACGGAGCATTAGAGTCCCCCAAGGAGTCTGTAGGCTGCGGCTGCTTGGAGCGGGACTTGGGCGTTACCCAATCCTTTGAGACGGTGAACCCTATTGGGAATCCCATCAGCCACTCGACCCAATCCGGGTTCAGTTGTCCAGAATTTGGATGCACCACCATGCTCAGATTCAATTGTTTTCCAATCTTTGCCCTGCGTTGAATGGCTGGATTGCTCATGTTTCCCTTGTCCCTGCTGTCGCTGGCATTCGGTGTCGGCCACATTTGACGCCCAACAATCGTCTCCAGATTCGGGAATCTCTTGCTGTCCCATGCTGACTCTGGCGTTATCGTGGATGCCATTGCTGAGTTTGCTCGGGGTGTCGGCCACATTGCCACTGCTCCCGCTATATTCAACCCATGTTTTCCCGCGATCACGCTGGGGCTGTTGTGATTGGCTCCACCGCTGACCATGTTGCAAGTTGGCGTTAGCCAATAGGAACCATCTGTCTCTGTGATGCGGCGCTCCGACATCGGATGCGCGTATGCAGAGCCACCTTGTGTCATACCCCATCGCGGCCAAGTCTCCGAGTACGGTTCCCAATCCGTTACTAAGGATTGCTGATACGTTTTCCAAGAAGAGCTGCTTTGGTCGTACCAAGCCAGCGATCCGCAGGACTTCTCGGTAAAGACCTGATCTGGTTCTTTCATGTACGCCTGCTTGCTTTCCAGCAGTGCTAATGTCTTGGCAAGGGAATCCCGCATGAATGCAGTCCACGACTCCGGCGTACTCGGATGGATCAAACAGTTGAACGTCCCCTTCCCACACTCGCAAGCCGGGGAACCAGCCATCTGCTGCGCGCTCTCTGAGGACTTGGCAGGCATAGGAATCCCACTCAACAGCGACAACTGGGGTGTGTCCAAGGATGAGGTCTGCAAGGAGTCCTCCTCCGTGACCGGCAAAGAGGTGCATGGTTCTTGTTTCATATTTCACCCCACCACCCTTCCATCCCATTCCTTCCGCAACGCCATGACCTGCGGATCAGCAGCCACGCAAGCCGCAGCATTGGCAAGCAACTCCTTTGACCCATACACCCCCTCGCCCGGCTCACCATTTGCAATGCCCTGCCCGTCAATCTCATAGACTGCAACCCAGTCAGATGGCCCTTCCAGGCGTTTCCACGGCACAAGGTCGGGATGGATAACATGGCTCTCGCAACCGGTATGCTGGGCGTCTAGCGGCACAATGTCATCCCACTTGGCGCAGTGCCATGTGCTGTCAGACAATGGCGTGATGTGGGCGCACGTTCGGCAGTTGACTTGCTTTGTGGTCTTGCTGCCGTGGCAGAAGTCATGCCCTGCGCACATCTTGCATTCAAACCAAGTCGGGTCGGTGCTGATGGGTGGTGGCAGGCGGTCAGTCAGCGCCAGCCGCTGGCCTTTGTCGATTGCCTTGATGGCATGGTCTTTGTCGTATTCCAGCCGCTCTGTGTAAATTCGGTCGTCGTCCTTGCAGACTGCCACGTACAGCGCACGTTTCAACTCGGTGCCGTGCATATACACTTGGCATTGGGTGAAATGCTGGGGCTTAGACTTTGCCACGCCATTCTTCTCAAGGTCGTTGAAACTCTTAAGACTGTGGGTTTTGAACTCCAGTACGTGTTCAGTCTTAGGCGCACCAGGTACGCCTTTGCCGATACCGTCCAGGCTCCCAGATACGTGACTGCCAAAGTTAACCCGGCGCTGAGTTCCTGACACGCTCATGCCAATGGCGCGGAGATCGCTGATGATCTGCGCTTCCTCGTTCTGACCACGCCTGAACAGTCGCAGAATGCGGCCCTTAAATTGTTCCTGCACTGCCCAACGAAATGACAACCAAAGCCAGCGTTCGCAGTGATGGCCCAGCGTACTGCAACCCATGTGGGCACGGGGCTTCTCAGTCCGGGCTTCATGGGCTTGATCGATCAGGCTGGTGATGGTAATATCTGGTTCAGGGATTCTCATGGTGTTCCTGTTGGTTGTTGTTGCTCATATTGACCCCGGCTTCATCACCGGGGTCTTTTTTTTCTTACTTACGGGTAGCCCAAGGTGGCGCAGACTTCGCAGCAGGCATACCAGCAGCCGCAGACGGCCCAATTGGCTTGAACGGTGCAACCGCAGCCGGTGTCACGCCACCCAAAGCGCGGTAGCCTTTGATTTCGTTACCGGCGTACTCACCAGTCTTGACGACCAGCTTAATGCCCAGGTTGCCGCCGATCAGTTGGTCAGTGTCCTGCACCTTGGCAAGGCCAATGGCTCGCATGATCTCGCCCAACTGCTGGCGTCCGATCTCCTCGGCCTTAGTGCTGGCGTTCTTGATGTTGAGATTGCCAAAGATAACCCGGCCTTGATGCGACGGGCCGGTGATGGTGTACTTGCAGGCAATGTACTTGCCGTCGCCAGCCTTGGTAGCCTTGATCTCAGCGCCGGTGATGCTGGCGTTGTACCAACCCTCTGGCAAAGGCTCAAAGTTGCTGGTGTTGCCAACGGGAAGGGTGTCGAGGGTAAATTCTTCGTCGAGAAAAGCCATGATTATTCCTTAGTGATTGAAAAAGTAGGGCGTCCAGGGGTGGACGTGATGGCACCAAGCAGAGGCCCGGTCACGGCGTCAGCAGCCGAATTCCAAGCCTTTGCATTGATCTCGGGCTTCCAGCGAAAGAGGCTGGAAAGATGTTCAGACAGACCAGCTTCGGCGGCCAGCATTTGCAACTTGTCGGCGTCGATCTTTTTATTGATGCGGCCCTCCATCTTGATCTTGTATCCATCAACCTGATGGTTGACAGTGCCGTCCAAGTCTTTGGGAAGGCCAAAGTCCT